GGGGACGAAGAGAGTAGGGTTAAGTACAGCGGGATTAGGGTTTCCCGAATCCCGCAAGTCGCCTGTAATATTATAGACGGCGGCGGACCGGAATGGTGCTAACCTACGGGACCAGACAACCGCAAGAGTACACTAAGTACCAAGAAAATGACTTCGGGGATCAAGTGTGGCATGGGGACGAAGAGAGTAGGGTTAAGTACAGCGGGATTAGGGTTTCCCGAATCCCGCAAGTCGCCTGTAATATTATAGACGGCGACTTGGTAGAGTACGATACCATGCCAAGCTCGCTACGCAAGCTCAAGGCACGTCAGCGCTACGCGCGGACATGGAAGCGTTACGCCAAAGGGCCGGGGGCCGCTTACCACAACAAGCAGAAGAAGCGTTTCCTAGCGCGCAAGTTTAAGCGCTACAACAAGAGCCTAATGGGGAAGCGTCGCATGCAACGCGCAACTAAGATGGCAGTTATGCAAGGGAGATCCGCACGAGTCATGGGACACGGTGCGTACACGTGGTGTTTAGTACCTAAATCAATGATAGGATGACTTCAATTATAATAGCTAATGCTTTATCGTGTATTGTGTTAATGTATAAGAGGATGCGCTCCCGTTACACGGCAGATGAAGGCCGCGGGCGCGGGCCAAACACACGCCTGGCCCCGGATGGTCCTCCTTCGTCGTCGCTGTCACTGTCGGAATCGAACAGGGCTTGGACAGCTGGCAGGGGAGGGCCAATGCGTTTCCTGCCTTGGCGGGCTGCATCGTACCGGGCACGGATGCGTTTGGCCTCATCAGAGTCATATCCGTCTTCAGCATCCGGATCGGACTCCTCACCTTCCATATCCGATCCATCATCGGAGTCAGGTTGGTTATCTTGTGGCTGGGCGTCAGGCTGCTGCGCCTGCGGGTCAGGCTGCTGCACCTCCAAGAGACGGATAGCATCAGTAAGAAAGCATTCTTGAGGTGCACCACGAGGGATCACAAAGGTAGCTCCAGGTCCAAGATTCTTTTGAAGGTAAATGGATCGGCAGACGGAGGTTCCCTCCACGGTATAGGTTCGGTTGGCCGCGGGGCAATCGCAAGTAGAATACTCCCAAGACTTTGAGAGGCAGTGGGGGCCGCGAATGCTTCGACATTGATGACACTCGTCGGCGAGGGTGGTTGGGACAAGTACCTCGCGATTGCCTTCGGCGTTGACGGTGGCGTCAGGCCAACTGATGAGAGAACCCCGCTCACCAGAGCATGAGAGTCCGAGGCGTTGCTGCACGGCCTCGTCCCAATTGGGGTTGTTGGGGATCTCATTGATGGTGATGATGATGAGCTTATACGTAAACTGGCGATATCCACCTTTGACATTGACACAGAGCTCAGCATGGTTGGAGAGAGCTTTGATAGTTGAGGCACTCCAACTACCAAGGTCAGGATCGTCAAAGAGACACACAGGTGAGCGTGGGTTGGCGGGGAGTGAGAAGAAATTCGATTGAGGATTGAAGGTAAGCACATCGGGATTGAACATCTTCTTCACCCAACTGGTTTTGCCAGAGTTGGGGGGACCGTGAATCACAAGCATGAACGTACAGAAATCACGGGGTGCCTGGTGGTCGTTCACGCATTGCTGAAAGCCCTTAGTGTAGCGCATCATGCAGTTGAAATGGTTGGCCCACATATCGGAACGGGTGCATTTGCCTTGGACGAAATCCAAGCAACCCTCTTTGAACTCATCGATATCGGTACGTTTGCCTTGACCTTTACCCATCTTGGAGAGGTCGGCAATGAGCTCATCCTTCGCGACGTACTTATGGGCAGCTTTGAAGCATTTAATGGGTTGCACATTGCAAGCATACCGGTATTGGGCATCGGTGTCGACATAATTGGACCGTGCATTGGCAGCAGATTCAGCAGCAGCATCGAAATCATCTTGGGTCAATTCATCGCACTGGTCGACAGTCGCACCAGCCGCCGCGGTTCCCGCGGGTGTGGGTGGTTGCTGGGCTGGACCATTGGTAGACAGGTGCAGCGGCAGGCGGAACCTCTTACGTTGCGCTTCGAACGTGGAGGTACCGCTCTTAAAGTTGTACGCGACGTGGATGTGTCTGCGGCCGGTGGTAGGGCAAGTCTCGATGCCGACAGACTGAGCGCGCGTATCCATCAGCAGGCGGGCAAGGATCTCCTTGTAGTAAGCCAGCTCTGCGGCGTTGCGCCAGAACAACGTCACAAACCAGCCCCTGCATTTTCCAGCGTGGGTACCCCCGCGGGAGGGGATCGGGGGCGCGCCGCGGCGCGTGGCGCGGCGCTGGGCTCCAGTTGGGCCACGGCCGGGGCCGGCAGGTATGTGGCGGCGGCCGGCAGAGGGGGCGCGGCGGTGCGCCGCGGCTTGAGGCTTACTGCGAGTCATGTCGGAGGGGGCGTGCGTGCGGGCGTGGTACTTATTGTTAATGAAAAGAAAAAAATATCACCGAAATCTCGACCATATTTGAATATTTTTGAATACTTTTTGAAAACTTTTTGAAAACTTTTTGAAAACTTCCCTGTTCTGGCAAGCCAGAGGGAATTCCTGAAGAAAGTACGCAGAGTCAAGGGTATAACCCCGTTTGTTTCAACAGGTTTTGTGAGCGCTTTGCGTCGGTTTGTGTGCTACGCAAAGTACTAGAATTTGTTATGTTTATCTATCAGGAAGGTATGGTTGTGGTTAAAACCACTTTTTTCCACCGTTAAACCTGTTTGTATATAGGGTTTAACCGAAAAGGGCAGATCGGTCCTGGACTAGCCGTTGACCGGTCTGAACGTTGACGATCGTGGGTACGTCAAACTTGTCATCCATGGATGCGTTGTACTCGGTCACTTCAATCGTAGACTGAAGCGCCTTAGCACGTTTAAAGACACCTTGGTTCTGATTTGAAACCAAGATGATACCGCGAATAAGCACGAAGTTATCAAGGCCACCGGTCACGGCCTTGACTTCACAGTGAAGTTCGCAGGTGACCTCAGATATGGTACGGTTATCCGGCAGTGTGTTGGGCCATGTAGTTGTGTTAGTCGGGCTACCGTCACCAGACATATTCTGACCAGAAGCACTGAAACACATAGCAGTGTTGGCCTTTGGAGCGCCAACAAACATATCAGAGGTGTTATTAGCAGACTGGGAATGGGAGCTGATCATATCATAAATACCGGTAATGTTGCCTTGGCAATTGGCATCACAGGTAAATGTAGCTTCATGGGAGTCAAGCTGCATGCAGAACTTGATCTTAACACGTCCAGAGTAAGCAGCTGGGAACGTGATCTTGATTGTACCAGCATGATCCGTTACGGGGCTAAGCTGGGCTTGGGCAATGGAGTCACCAATGGCAGCAAGCTGCCAACTCAAAGGCGGGGCACCATAACTAGCACCTAGCTGTTTCTGGTTGAAGGGGTTGGCAACACCAGGTTGGGCGGGGTCCGTTTCCGGTTCCCATGCCGCTGGCATGAGACGGACAGCACCGCCAAGCATGGCACTGAGCGCGTTGTCAGTGCCACTCTCGATCTTGACAGCGAGGGAGTTCTGTGAATTCTTAAACAGGTTGTTAGCAAGAGCAGAATCCCAGAGGATAGTGGCCCCTTGTGGGGACCACGGTTGACCAGCAGCGCCTGGGGGCTGCAGGGTCATACCAGTCTCGAATCCTAGGTCAGCATAGGGCACGCCAGTAGAGCCGGAGTCCGGCAGCAGGAAGTGGCGAGACGTGGTAATGGAATTGCCAAGACCGGTGAAGACACGTGGACGGAGCAATTCCACAGTATACGAGACCCAGATCTCACCGATATTGGCGTTGGCCAATTCGGTAGGGAAGTCACTCATAGCAAAGATGAAGTCACCCCAATCGTACTCCTTGGGGTCCCGATTGTCAGGGAGACCCGCAACACGGACGTGTCTGATGGGGTCTCCTGTAAGCTTGGTTGGATCGCATTCAACACCTGCGACCTGATTATCGGTCGCTTTGCAGCTAACAGAGCCGAAGGCTTGCATAATCTCAGACTTATCCTCATAATCGTGTGCGTAAGGATCGTGCTGAGTTACAGACAGGACAGTGCCGGTAACACCGGTGGTAGTCTGGAAGTTGGACACTGTGGACTTAAAGGAGAAGATAAGCTGTTTAATGGAGTAGTCTTGGTAGTTGGCAGCGATTTGGGAAAGCCATGGGAATGTCTTTTCAATGCCTGGATTGATCTTGTACTTTTGGGTTACGAAGCCCTGGTCTTTGGCAGGACCATATATATTGCCAATGAACTCTCGATGGCTGATGACAATGCCACCCGTATCAGAGATATTAACGAAGGACGGGGCTTCGAAGCTACCGGGCATACGACCAGAGGGATTACCCTCAACAAGCACATTAGAAGCGATATTATAATCACCAATGCCGGTAGCTTTTCGGATTCCACCAAATGCGTCCCCGAGAATGCCACCAACAACTGGAATGTTGCCGAGGCCAGTTTGGACAAGGTCAAGACCCCCTTTGCGGAGCCAGCCTCCGCGGCCGACGGCATCGGAGAAGAATCCACCTTGGCCACGATAGATAGGAGCTGCTCCATAGGCACCGCGTCCGTACATGCGGCGTCGACGACGGCGTTTACGGCGGTAACGGCCTGCACCATAGTATTTGTCGCGCTTGCGATTGGTGCGTTGGACGTCATTGGCCATTGCATACGACGGTCCATAAGCGGCCGACGTTTTCTTGTTGGCTTTGACCCAATTTCGAGTGGAGAAGTAACCTTTCCGCTCCGGAGGCGTAGCCCCGGAGAGGCCTCTGCCGTCTGCGACGGAGGCATACTCGAATCCGGCCGCTCCTGGGTAGGCGGCCATTGAGACTGGGCGAGCGGGCTGAGCGACGGTGATGTGGGGAGCGTCGAGGATATCAACGTCGGAGTTATACGAGTCGTCGTCCGATGAATCGGGGAGGGGAG